TTTATCGCCGTGACCCTTTTTTACAGTGCTGATGATGATGTTCAACAAAGAATCTGACATGATGAACTACTTCCTCGCATATTTCCTATATCCGCTCTTTTTCAACCACTCATCCCGCGTCTTTTCCTGTTCCTTCACCATTTCGTTCATCCTTGGCAGCTCATCCACCATCCCGCTGAACAGGTCCAGCCACTCTTCCGGCAATTCGTCCACCTCCCAGGGCATTACCGCCGCCCCGCCGACCACCTGGTTCACCTTCTGCGCCCGGATGATCCGGATCAACCGTTCGTCACCCGTCCGCCCGTTCCGGGCAATATCCAGCAGGGCGGACGTTAACCTTTTTTTGCGCTGAACCGGTGTTCGTTGATCGCGTCAACGATCTCCACTTGCAGCCACGACCAGAACATCGGATCGGTATCCACTGTTCCTTCGGCCAGCCCTTTCACCTCTTCCACGGTCAACCGCGTCTCTTCGTTGCCCTGGCTCAACAGCTCCGCGTATACCTCAGCTTGCTCGTTCCAGCTCTCATGGATCGCCTTCTCCAACTCCGCCTTCTCTTCCGGCGTGAGTTCCCGTTTTGGGATATCCAGGTTGAGCACCTTTGCCTTTGCCAATCTGAGCTTTTCCACTAGCTTCACTGGCGGGTTCACCCACACCTCCAGGCATGCTTCACCAAACTCAGGCGCGTACCCCTTCAGCTCGATCTTCTTCACGATCTTCGGGATGTTGATTTGCATTAATTTCTCCGTTTCCGCAGAAACACTGGGTTTTATATGGCCGACACGCTCGTCACCACATTTGGTGCCATGATCTTCGCGCCTGTCGGGTCAAACACGAACTCCACCTGGATCGTGGTCAGGCTGGTTTCCTTGTCCTTGCTGTCGCCAGGTTTCGGCTCCATCACGATCCCGCTGAAATCCAGCTGCAGCTTATGCTTCGCCCCGGTCCCGATCTGTGGACCCTCGAACAGCATCCGGAACACCTTCATCGTTCCGATCGCATCATGCAGCGCGATCGCCGCCGTTCCTGTGTCCAGCGTCAGTGTGGCCAACCCGGCAATCTTCCCTTCACCGAAGTTGTCGAACGTCAGCACCTGCCCGCCGTGGAATTCCGGGTACTTCCCGCCGATCAGCTCAATGTCGAACGCCCGCAGGATGTTCGTTTTCTCTGTTCCGCCAACTCCCGCCCAGGTATCATCAAAGAACAGCCTGGTCAGGAACCCGCTCATCTCGTTGACAGTCGGCAGTGAGAGCCCGCCCGTGAACGAAGTCTTCGTGTTCTGCTTCCCGAAGAAATCCAGTGCCAGGCTGATCGGAGCGTCCCCGCCTTCCTGAGGAATTGACCCGCTGATCGTCAACTTTTCACCCATCACGTATTCGTTCTCGAACGCCTGCACACTGTCCCCAAATTCCAGCGTGATCGTATCCGGCGTGTTGCTTTCATCCAGGTCAGGTGTGAAATCCCACGCATAATCACCCTGGGCGGGTGTGGTCTCTGTTGCCGTCACCCCGCCTTTCAGGAAAATGGAAAACAGCAGCGGCAGGATCTGGAAATACCCACGCGGGATGTTCAGCGTGTTGTTCACCAGTTTTCCGCCCAACACCGCGCGGTAGCCGTTCACATTCAGCCCGATGTTATCCGCCGGAATCACCGGCGTGCGGTCGGGTACATACTTCACCTCTCCCAGGATCACGGTATCCGCCGCCACCGCGGTGCCCTTGGTCGATTCCTTGCCTGCTTGCACTCTTTCTAATGCCATTTAAGCCTCCTACGCTGTCACGCTATATTTTCCAGATTGGTTTTCCTGCACCATCCAGGGCACTACTAGCCCATAATGCTCCTTCTCATTGCCCCAGGTCAACTGTGCTACCTGGATCGGACCATCCAGCCCAAAATGCACCACCTTACCTCCCAGCGTGATCGAACTCGCAGCCTTTTCGATCACCTTGTCCGGAAAACTCATCACATACGGTAGCTGATCACGCTGCAAACCCAACGTCAGGTGAAATTCGGTCTTCCCACGGTACACCACCATCGACGGCCCGCCGTATGACGCCGCTGCGTCGATATTCCCATCCAGAAAAGAAATCGCGCACGGCACCTTAGTCACCGATTCAGGCACTTTCTCCAGTGGGTAACTCAATACCCGCTTGCCCTTGTCATCTGTGATCGTTCCCCACAGACGCGTAATATCGTTGAACCAGTACTTCACGCCGTGTGTTATTTCCATCGGACACCCTGTAGGGGCGTATTGCCATACGCCCTCATTTCACCACCATCTTGCTCGCAACCATATCCGCCGCCTTCCTCAATAACTCCACCACCGTGCCTTTCTGCTCATCCAGCACCGGCTGCGCGATCGGAGTTCCCTCAATACCGTTCAAATGGATTGACCTGGCCAGGCGGAACGCCGCTAGCTTGCTCTCATCGCCGCTCAAGCCCCATTTTTTCTCAACCCATTCGACCAGGTCATAGATCCACGGCATCCGCGCCCCGGGTGATCGTCCATCCTGCATGAATCTGAAGATATGCGCCCGTTTGCGGTCTGGACCCGTGACGCCCGTCACTACCCCAACCCCGCGAACCTTCAAAGAGCTTCTGATCGAATTCGCCGTCGACCCGCTGAAGCGTTTTACCCTTGGCACCATGTTCTTCTTCATCAGCGTGTTTCCCTTGCGCNCCGCGCCTACGAACTCCTTGTTCATCTCTGCCGGCATTTTTTCCAATAGCGCCATTTGCTCTTCCAGCCCGTCGGCCGTGATCTGCAAGCTCAAATCAGCATCAGTGATATATTTCGCCATCAGTCATTCCACACGTTGAACGGCGCCAGCACCGCTTTGATCTGGTTTGGCGGGAACTCGCTGTAATAACTGCCCTGCCCGCCTTCTGCGTTCCCGGTGATCCCAGTGAACCCGCTCGCAGCCTTCATCCGCATCAACGCTGCGATCTGCCGGCATAAATAATTCACGCTCTCCGGCACTTTGCACTGGTAAATATCCGCTGAGGTGTGAGCTGCCGCTGTGGTGCCGTTCACCCCGCGCACCACTGTGAAAGTTCGATAAACGCCGATCCCTTCATCGTTCGCGTGATCTGCAGGTGTGGTGCCATTCCATCCGCGCTCCACCGCCAGCATATTCCCGTTGACCTTGAGGATCTTCATGTCCTCCACATCGATCTGGATCACCTCGCCAGCGTTGAATTCTGAGCCATCATCAACTGTGATCGAACTATCAGCCTCATAGATCGACCCGTTCACCAGGCTGGTCGCAGCAGTAGCCGCCGGGCTATTCTTCGAACCATTCCCTTCGGTAACATACTCCTGCTCATCCCCGATCTTCAAGATCATTCCTGGGCTGACCAGGCTGCCATTTGTCACCGCCAGCGAGGTAATCACTGCTGTGGCCTGCGTTCCGCTCAGCCCAAGCGCTGCATTTTCCTCATACTTGCCCCATCTGCCGGGGATCTCGATCCCGTCTTCATCCGCCCAGTTCCCATCCTGTGCGATCTGGATGTACGGCCCGTTTTCCCAGCACTTGTTCAACGGGTAAAGCGTGTAATCCGTCACAGCAACGCCATCATTTGTGATGGTTCCGGTGACAGCCAGCAGGTGGTCCACGTAGAGGGGTTCATCAGCGCGCAAAGGGTCCTTCCCGTATTTGCGCGTCTCACTCACCGGAATGAACAACCCGCCTTTCCTGCGGATCGTGTCGCTGGCTTCCTTGATCCGGTCCAGCAGCGTGTCCTCGAATCCCCGCAAATGCAGATCCTCGATCACCTGGTTCGCCGTGCAAAATATTTGAAAGATACCCATGTTTGCCTTTCGTTGGGGCGTATGGGTGGGGTGTTACCCCCACCCATTCCAACCAATAAACGAATTACCCGAGCAAGGTCGCGATGTGCTTCCCATTCACCGCGGCAACGCCCCAGGCCATCGCCACATCAAAGGCGATCCGGCGGTACTGCTTGTAAATGCGCACATCGAAGATCATCCCGCTCTCAGGATCCTGGATGATCATTGCGTCATCAGCCAGGTCTCCTTCAGTCGGCACCGCCGGCGGTCGAGCAACAAGGCACAGCGCGTCCCGATGGAACAGGAAGTTGCCGGTGTAGCTGTCGCCAACAGTAAGTGGGTCATTGTTCACCCAGGCCACCTTGATCCCGCTGGCACCCAGCACCAGGTCGCCTTCAGCGACCGCAAGTCCAGTGTTCACCACGTACTTGTTTGTGTCGCGAGAAGTCTTGGTGTTGGTGATGATGTCACCTGCCAGGATCGTGTTTGAGCCACCGTCTACATGAATGGTGGTTGAACCGATCGCGTAACCAGCGGTCAGGTCAACAGCATAACCGGTACCCGTTCCCTTGGTGTGCGAGACGATCTTCCCGGACTGGTGGACGTAGAATCCCTCCAGCTCAGTCAGGATCCCGCGCTTCAGCAATTCCTGACCGCTGTTGAACAGGTTCGATTGCTTGGCGCGCAGGTTTGCCACTGCAGCGTTGCTGAAGACCGCGTGTCGGTCAGAGATCGGCGCTCCGAGATCATCCAGGAACTTGGCAGCCTGCGCCATGTCGGTCAAGTCGGCCGCTGTTCCGAACGGAGCAGTCCCCGCTGTTCCGTAAGCACCGGCCGAGTTTTGCTTTGCTGCGGTGAATAGGTCGCTTTCCATCTCATTCACCAGCGTGCGCATCGATTGGGCAAAAAGTCCTTTCAACAGCGCTTGCTTGGATCCTGAATTCTCCAACCCAACCAACTCCTCGCCGGTCAGGAAGAACGGAGCTGATCGGCTTTTACTGATGGTAACAGTGCCAGCCGGGGCGCTAATGTCCGAAGGACTCGGACCGGAAGCTGCCGGTGTCACATCGCCGCCGGCAATGGCTGCGGCAACCGGGTAATTGATCGACTGACCTACTGCAGCGCGTTTTTCAGCGTCAAAGTCAGTCCTTACTGCCGGGATGAACCCGACCAATTCGCGCGAGACAGTGTCAAGCGCTTTGTAGATGATTCCGGTCAAACCGGTAAGCGTGTTGCTCATGTTCTACTCCTTAATAATTAGATAAATACTATCGAGCGATGCTGCGCGTTTTTTAGGCGCAGCGCGAAGATCCAGGAAAGCCGTTAATCGGCTGAGCTGGACTTCATTCCTCGATCAACTTCCCGTCCGCCAGCATGAACGTCATCCGGTCTGCAGCGGATAGGGCTTCAAATTCATCCCTGGTCATCTGCTTGCGGGTGCTGTTCTCACTGCCTGGAACGGGTACGAACTTGCGCGCAGCATTGTCAGGGTCATCGACCTCAGCATCGCGCGCGCTGATGTACAGCAGGTTGGCTTTCTCAGCCTCGACCTTTGCCTCGTCCAGCGCCGGGCGCAGATCCAGGGCTTTCAGCTTGCCCTCCTCTGTACCGTCTTCGAAGGCGCTGATCATTTCCTGCATGACCTCCTGCACCTTCTCGTCTGCAGCTTTCGCTGCGTCATACAACTCCTTAAGCTTTGGCATCTTCACCTCGTGGTCCAAAAATATCCAGGTAATCCCGGAGTTCACGCGCGTTCTTCTGCACTTTCTCCGCATCATTTTCCTGGCTAACGGCGGGTTCTTCTCCATTCTCGTCCTCAACCTTGAGAACAAGCCCGCCTTCCACCTCTGACCCTGAGACCTCTTCCGTCTCAATGACCTGGTCATCTTTCTCTGTATCAGATTCCTCCCCGCCGCTGACCGGGGCATCATCCGAAACATTCTCTAAGAGCATGAGATTGAGTTCGTCCTCACTCGACCACTCAGTCTCGTTGAGCAGCTCCTCTGGTACGTTCTGGTAGCTGTTCAGACAGTTCAAAACCGCCATGTTCTGCAGCTGCAGCTTGAAGGGCTTAGCTTCACCCACGCTCACCACCTCATCCACGAACCCCTTCTCCTGCGCCTGCCTGGCGGTCATCCATGTTTCCTTACTCATCATCCGTTCCAGTTCTTCCGCGTCCAGCTGAGTTTTGTTCTGGTAGGTCTCCACGATCCCGTTCTTGATCGTGTTCAGGAAGTTGATCGTGGTCTTCAGATCTTCCACCCCCCCGATGGTGATCGTCCACGGGTCATGGATCATGAAGAACGCGCTATCCTGCATCACCACATGGTCACCTGCCATAGCCACATACGTGGCCGCGCTGGCGCACAATCCATCGATCCGCGTGGTCACCTTTCCCGGGTAATTCGCGATGATCGCCCTGATCGCGCTCGCTGCGAAAACGTCCCCACCAGGTGAATGGATCCTGATCGTCACCGGCCCGCCCCCACCCAACTTTTCAAGGTCATCCTTGAACAATCGTGGGGTGATCTCATCCCCCCACCAGCTGTATTCAGAGATGGGCCCATAGAACTCAATTTCCGGTTCCCCGCTCTCACTGTTCTCAGCTGCGCGAAGGTTCCAGAACCGCTCAAATGGTTTCGCAGTTCCCTCTATGATCCTTACAGGTTCGTTCTTCATACCAAAGTCCTTTCTCTCGAGCGTTCTTTGCGAGATCCCGCGAACTCACAACGTGAGTGAGCAGGGACTTCCTTACTCTCATATTTCCCAAATACACCCACCAGCGGACCGCTCATCACCTTCACGCGCTCCGGGTGTGGTAACAAATGTTTGCCGTCCTCTTTCCACGGTCTCAAATGGTGATCCAGCGGGTAATGGAAACACGGCGNGTCATGGGAATANTCGTGAAANTACACNCTNTCCCCCTGGTAGCAGTCCATCCCGCACAGGATCACCGGGTCGCAACCCATCCACAACGCCAGCCATGCCGCCGTGTTCGAGCTGTAGAATCCCGTCCATACCGGAACATCAAACTCCACATCGCTGGTCGGGTCCGGGCTCACCCTCACACCCTTGAATTTCATCACTCCGCTCAGCAGTTCTGGATCAGTCTTTGGTTCATCGTTATAGACCATGAACGGCGCGTCCACCAA